GCGGCGGCTATCAAATGGAGCCAAAAGGAAAAGGCGGTTCTAGTTCAGGCATTTGCTTCTGGAGAGACAACTAATGGCAACACTTAAAAACACACGAATTAATGATACTGGACATCTAACACTTCCTGGCAGTGCTTCACAAACAGGAAATGCCGGAGATTTAAGATATAATGCAACCAACGGACAAATAGAAGTTTGGCAGGATAACTCAGGAACAGATAACTGGAATGCTCTTGCACTTCCTTTTTTAACTAGACAAATTATTACAACGGCATATGTACACGGAGGATATGCAAGTAGTGTAGTCTGGGACGAAACTAACCGTGTAACTTTTGCAACTGATACAACAATTGATCTTGCCGGAAAACAAGAACGAGGACACAATTACAAAGACAGTTGCCATAACAGTAATGTATGCTGGACTATAGGTGGAGCAGCTAATGGACACTGTGTTGCTTCTAATGGTATTACTGCTTATAATCATAGAACAGAACAAAATTTTACTGATGGATATACTAGAACATTTACGTGGAATACAAATAATCCGGGTATGATCCAACAAGATCTAATCAAAGCATGGGTTACAGGTGGCGGAAGTAGCCAGATACGTTATTTTGACATGGTCACAAGCACACTAGGAGCCCAACAAGGAAACTCAAATACTTCGGGCGGTATATGGGGCATACAGCACGAAAATTATGGAATATGGTGTACTAATAATCAAGGCTTTAAATGGGCTACACAACAACCATATTCTCGTAGTGATACATCTCCCCAAGGAGACAAGCATCAGCATGCTATCATGTTCAAACATGCTAATATGGTAGCAGGAAGAGAAGGAAATCCTAGTTCAAACTGGAGAGAAACAAACTTTTATAACGATCAAACACAAGATGTTATTGGTGGTAAGAGCTATTATGGTGGCGAAGAAAATATGGTAGTAGGACAAGATTGGGGATATGCAATTGGTTGGTATCAAGGTAACCACGTAGTAGATTCTGCTAAATTTGTTTATGCTACTAGACAAAGTACACGCGGTGGTAATTCACTTAACGCAAAAGGTGTAAACGGCCAAAGTTCAGCAACGATGAGCTGGAGAGACTAATATGCTAAATATTTTTGTAATTTTACGGAGATATACATGAGTGATATAATTAGATCAGAATCAAATATGCCAGATAGACGAAAAGAATACACCGACAAGCAGTACTTTAAAAGTGACCTTATCACTGATACTACAATGTTGACTGACGAGGAAAAGCAACGAATAACTGCTGCTATGAATAAAGAATGGACTAATCCTAAATACAAATTGAAATATTTTGTAGGTCAAGCTCAGATCACTCCGTTTGCAAAATTTAGACAATGGTTGTTAGAACTCAAATCAAAAGAAGAATCTATTGAAAATATTGAGTACGAAGTAGCAAAATACAAAGTTGAAATTAAAAGATTTAAAAGAATGGCTGATCAAGCACACGACGACCTCGACAAAGAACTTGCTATGATCGAAGCACACAATGCTGAAAAAAATCTTATTACAACTCAACGCCGATTAAATGATTGGTATTTAGAAAGAGCTCATCTATTAGATTTATTAAAAGAATTTGAACAAAGTGAAGAATCTAAATTACCAGATGGATCTGGACGTACATATTGGGATATTTTAAACACTGACGAAGAAGATATATATGAAGCAGAGTACTGGACTAATAGATTAGCAAAACAAGCCGCTACAGATATGTTATTTTATGGACGTATCGGTACAGGAAACATGGATGCTATATTACAAATGTCGCCAGAACAACAAGCAGAGACACTTGCTTTAACAGTTAACTTTAGTACGAAATTACAACATTATCAATTAGAGTTACAAAATAAAGCAGAAGAGCAATTAAAATTAGGGCAAACAAATATAAACACTAAAGATTTACTTGCTCCTAAAGAAGAAAGCAAACTTTTAGAAACTGATGAAAAAGAAACACCAAAGGAGGATATTTTAAAAGATGTATATAATATATGAATCAATGGCGGGTAATGATCCCCGTAAAACTCCTTTAATTGAGGATATTGCGTCTGAATGGCATTATACTATTGCACATATTAAACCAGAAAATCTAAGTAAAGTAAACTTAGAATGGTATAAAGCAACAGAAATTACTGAAGGAATGGCATATGCTTATCACTTTACAAATGCTGTAAATGAAGAAGTTTCTCTAATGAAAAGTACATCAAATCCTAAAGACATGGTACAACCTACTAGTTTTGGTGAGGAGGGCTATACAAAAGTAGATTATAAACTTACAAGTACAGATGAACTAAACGCAGTTGGATTGCTGAAAGCAATTATGCTTAATTGGGCTGAAAATCATTTGTCGGAGGAAACTGGCCTAGTTCAAATAAAAACTAAAGTTCCTACACTTAAAAGGTTAAAAGAAACACAAATGTTTATGGCTACTTATTTCGAAACTGAATTTGCATATACAGCAGGTAAAGAAAAAACACCAGAATTTCAAACAACCAAATTTTCTCAACAAATTATTCCATAAAATCGCTTTACAAAGTTCAAAAAAGGTGTTACTATAAGTATAGTGTGTAGTAACACTTTTTTTATGGAAAAACAATGATTAGAAAAGTTTTTAGCATTCCACTAAATCCTAAACTGTCTCCTGAACAGTTAAAACAATTTGCTGAATTTGTACGTAACTACAAAGATTATATCTATGATATATATTTTACTTGTAGGGTAGCTCCTTTTATGCAAGATGCAATGGGAGATGTTTTTGTAAATCAAGATGATTACGAATTGGCCGTTGATCAAGCAGTTTTTATTCAAGAATATACAGGAGTACCTGTAAGTGCAACATTTAACAATCTTCAAATTCCACCCACGCAAGAAAATTTAGATACGTTTATAAAACATTTTAAACCAGTATATGATAAAGGCGTGAAAATTGCAACCATTCCTCATACACACTGGATGGCAACAGGGCAAATCAAAGCAGCATTTCCTGAACTATTTGTTAAAAATACAATATTACGAGATGTAAGAGTTGCAGCAGAAATAGTCAATCTTGCCAAATACGGATTTGATTACATAAATCTTGATAGAGATCTAATGCGTGATAGAGATACTTTATTACGTCTAAAACAGGCTAAAGAATGGATAAAACAAAATTTAAATAAAGATATACATTATAGTCTACTAGCAAATGAAGGCTGCTTAGGTAACTGTCCTATGATGGTTGAGCATTTTGAATTTAACAATAACAGGAAAGGTGTTGATCCACAGTATTTTAACAGTCCAATTAGTAGAGTAAGTTGTCCAAAATGGGATGTCGAAGATCCTAGTGTTGATTTAAAAACAGCAAACTTGCCACCTTGGAAAGAAGACTGGGAAGAATTTTTAAATGATTTAGGTATTGATGTTTTTAAAATGCATGGTAGAGAAGCTATATCTAGATTGGCTGAAACCATGAACATTGTTAAAAAATGGGCTAATAATGAAGAAATATTGTTTGATAATTTTGATAGATATTTGCACAGTACAAACTTAGCAGAAAAACCGATTGATGCTTGGCGGAAAAAAATTAAAAACTGTAAATTTGATTGTTGGGAATGTCAGTATTGTGATAAGATATATGAAATAAAATCTCCTATTAAACACACTAACATGGTAAAATTTATTGCAAACAGTATAGCCCAGAGCGGTATACCTTCTGTGCAATTATCTGTGCCTGGATTAACTTCGTCAAGAGTACAAACATTAATAAACAAAATTGCTAGAGAAACAGGCAACTATATGGAAGTTGGTAGTGGATTAGGTGCTACATTAAGTGCTGCACTGCATAAAAATAAAATTGATGCAGTGGCAATAGATACTTGGGGCGATGATATTCAACCAAAAAATTCTTATGTTGAAAGACTTCCAAAGAATGAAAAACAAACTTTTTTAAATAATATCGAAAAATTTAAAGCAGATAATAATGTAGAAATAATAGAAAACGATTTATTTGCAGTTGATTTAACAAAATATAAAAATAGTATTTCTTTTTGGTTCTATGATGGACCACACGATAAAGATATTACTGCTCGTGCAGTAGATTACTATAAATCAGTTTTTGCAGAAGAATCTATACTTATTTTTGACGATGCTAATTGGATGCAAGTAGTAGAAGGTGCAAGAGAAGGCTTACAAAATTCGGGATTAGAAGTAGCATATGAAAAATTACTCCTAAATAAAGAAGAAGATAAAAACGGTTGGTGGAACGGGCTGTATATTGTAGTTGTACGCAAAACTGTTCAAGAAGAAACTATTGTGGAGCTGTAGGAAAGACAATGAGGAAAATAATTGTATTTGGAGGCGGTACAAGTGGTTGGTTAACAGCGGCCTATCTAAGTAATAATTTACAACAAGGATCAAGAATACACTTAATAGAAGATGCAAGTGCAGGTCCAATTGGTGTAGGTGAAGGTACACAACCATTAACTGCTAAATTTTTATGGGAATGTGGATTAGAACCCAAACAATGGATGAAGCCAAGTAAGGCAACTTTTAAACACGGTGTAGAATTAATTGGCTGGAACAAAGAACCTTACTTTGTTGACAACGACGCAATATCTAATACTGTTGCAGCTCCGCATTTATATGCTAGTCATTATTTTATAGATAAACCATACAAAGAATTTGCAGATTGGCATCCTGCATATCAACTTGCAAAAGAAAATTTAAGCACAAAATTGTCGCCTAATTTAGATATAAATTTCAATATTGGTCCTGACGGTTATGGCGCTGTGCATTTTTCAGCATATGATATAATAGAATCAATTAAATCATTAATAATTGATAGAATTGATTATACTGATACAAAGATAACAAAAGTAGCAACTGATGACAATGGAATAACTAAACTTATAGACGAAAAAGGTATAGAGTTTAGTGCAGATTTATATTTAGATTGTAGTGGATTTAAAAGTGCTCTACTTGAAAAAACAATGGGTAGTACATTTGTAGATTACAAACCTTGGTTAATGAACGATAAGGCAGTTGCAATAGCTACTAATTATACTAATCCTATCGAAGAATGTCATCCTTATACAAAAGCAACAGCAATGACAGCAGGCTGGCGATGGACTATTCCTACATATCATAGAGTCGGAAATGGTTATGTTTACAGTAGTGATTTTTTATCGCCGGAGGAAGCAGAAAAGGAATTAAGAGATGCAATAGGAGAGTACGATGCTCCTGCTAAACATCTTGACATGAAATGCGGATCTCATAATAATGTTGCTGTAAAAAATGTTATAGGCATAGGTTTAGCAGCAGGGTTTGTTGAACCATTAGAAGCTACTGGAATAACATTTACAACAGCAACAGTTACTTCTATTTGTAACTTACTAAACGGTTTTGGAACCTGGAACGATCAAGCAAGAGAAATGCTTAATAGAGGTTTTTATGAAATGAGCATAGAAATTTTAGCATTTGTTTTTGCCCACTATTATTTTAGTAATAAAGACGATACACCATATTGGAAAGCTGTTAGAAAAAAATCTCTAGAAGATTTACCTGCCGATGCGAAAATGATGATTAATCAATATTATCCCGATTTAAAACCTTTTATCTTTTTTAGTCAGCAAAGTATGTTTAGTAGTGTACAATGGTGGAGTATGTTACATGCTGGCGGAGCATATTCTAATTACAAGTCTACGTTAACCCAAGAAGAAAAAAACTATCTTGAATATTTTGTAGAAACGCAAAAGACAAAAACAGAACAAGCTAAAAAAACTTTTCCTAATCATTATGAGTATTTGAAAGGGTGGTATGAATCATGGAGCGAGTAACTCAATATAAATGTGATTTTTGGGTAGATAAAGTTGGTACGCCAGAGCAAATAGAAGATCTTAAACAACAAATTTTATCTGCAAAAGAAAATGATACAGATCCTATGGTGATGAGTAACGACGGATGCTGGCGCAGTAATGCAAAATATAAAAATATAGAATGGCTTACTGATAAACTAAAAGAAACGACTGCTATTGCCTGTGAACATTATATGGTACATGACCAGAATTTTGCTAAATTTATTGAAAAAAGACATATATCGTGGGATTATTGGACAAATGTAAATGAACCTGGCAGTAGAAATGTTTTACATTCCCATGTTGCTGATGTTTTTACAGCAGTATATTACATTCAAGGAAAGGATACAGGCCCTTTGAAGTTTGTAAATCCTGCTAACTTGTTAAACAACTGCAATTTTAGAGCACCGTTTACAAGAGATAGTTATCTATACCCAGGAGACGGAGATTTAGTTTTATGGCCTGCTTGGGTGCCTCATGAAGTTGATAGAAACGAATCTCAAAGACAAAGAATAAACATGGCGTTTAGTATACAGGTAACTTAAATGGAATATAAAGATAATATATTAGGAAATAACACTTTTGCAAAATTACAAGCAACCTTGCTTAATGAAGAACTTCCTTGGTTTTTTATAGGGTCAACAGCATATACAGATCAAGATCCAACACAAGAGTTTGACTTTAGCTTTGCTCATCAAGTATATAAAGAAGGTAAAGTATACAGTAGTCTAGGACAATTTTTAGAAACTTGTTGTTTATCTGCTTTAGATAATGCGGGTATAACATGTAAAGAACTTTGGCGAATAAGACTAGGGTTAATTACAGCAACTAAACAATCCATTGTTCATCAACCACATGTTGATTACGAAGAACCGCATAAGTCTGCATTAATTTATGTTAATGATACCGACGGCGACACTGTATTTTATAAAAATAAATTTGTTCCAGGAACTATTCACAGTGCTGAGTGGAAACAGTCATTTGAAGAAGATGCAAGAGTCACTCCTAAAGCTAATAGGTTAGTATGGTTTGACGGTTTACAATATCATTCTAGTTCAACACCAACACAAACCAGTAGAAGAATTGTTATAAATTTTAATTATGTTTAGAAAACAAGAAAAAATAGAATTTTTTAGTACAGTGCCCGGGTTAGCAGATAGTTTTCCTATTTTTCCAGCATCTCAGTGGAGGCCAAAATGGGTAGCTAATTGCCGTGATGATTTTGCCAAACACAAAGGATATAAAAGACCAAGTCATTTGTATCAATGTCCTGGTATATTTGATTTATACAAAACCGGATTTATGATTCCATTATGGCATGATACAGTGATTAAAACACAATTAGACGAAGAAGCATTTGCTTATGTTCATCCAAGTGAAATGTTAGCAAAATTAAGAGAAGGTGATCCTGTAGGCACACATCCATATGAGTTACAAAAATGGCTTCCAAGGCGCCCATGGAGTATTGCACCTATTATGAAGTTTAATACACCATGGAATGTGATTGCTCCAAAAGGTGTTAAGTTTTTAATGACCAGTATAGCATACAGTGATTCCTATGAATTTGAAGCATGCCAAGGTATATTAGATCCAAGCATAAGTACTGAACTCAATGTGCAAGGATATTGGAATGTAAAAGAAGGTGAAACTCGTTTAAATGCAGGGACGCCATTAGCACATCTAATTCCTATTTCAGAAAAATCGTTCGAATACGAAGTAAGAGATGCAACAGATCATGATCGTGAATTTCTTAAAAAACGAGAATATTTTACTGTATTTGGGTTTAACTTAAATAAGCGTCTTATTAAAGATATTTACAACAAACATTTTGGGAGAAAATAATGTCACTAGAAGAAACAAACGGGCATCAGTTTACAACTTTTATTCAAACTATCCGTAAACCTAAAGACAAAAACGATTCGTATACAATGCGAAAAATTCAAAAAGATAGACAAAAACACTTGCATTGGATTAACACTGTTTTGAAATATAAAGAAATAATTATTGAATATAAGTTAGATGATGAAATAAAAAAAGAAATAGTTTCTATACAACCATATTCAGATAATCCAAAACCGTTCCCACATACAGAACTTACTAAAGAAATTATTCATGATGAAGAAGTTTTTGAAGATCAGTATATAAGAGTTTATAGGTCTCCAGATAATCAACCATTAGCAATACACATAGATAGTGTTTTACAATGGACAACATACAGTTTAGGGCTAAACGAAGTAGACGCAGAATATAAGAAAACAATGTATGTTTAATTTTTTTAAAAAACCTAAACTTGAATTTGTATGTTTGTTGCCTGAAGTAAAACAAATAATGCCCATCGTTCCGGCTAAAGAAATTTCATTTGAATGGACAAAGAAAGCGTTATCTGATTACAAATCTAAAATCAAAGATAAACCTTATGAAAGATTTACACATATATCACGTTGCCCCGGAATACTAGGTATTACTAAAAAAGGCTGGGTACAACGAAGTTGGCAGGATGTTGTAATAAAAACAAACGGTGATGGAAAAAGTTTTGAATGGAAAACCCCTATTAACCAAGCTATTACTGATGCCGATCATAACTGGAAATGGGATTATGTATCTCACCATCCTGAAGAATTGTTTAGCCAATATAACAAACTAAACAAAAATACATTAAAAACAATTATAAAAATTCAATCTCCTTGGATGGTGTATATTCCTAAAGGATATGTGCTTATGAGTATGCCTATTCCTTATCCTGATAATCATGTTTTTACTGCTGCTATAGGTTTTTTAGACGGAGATTATGGTCCTAATTTTCTAAATGTACAAATGTTCTGGCATGAACTTAATGGCGAAACGTTCATTCCGGCAGGCACACCATTGTGTCAATATATATTAATAAAAAAAGAAAAAGACACATATGATGTAAGAGATGTAAATACTAAAGATATAACAAATCTACGATTGAGAGCTAGTACTATTGATAGTAAATATATTAGCAATTATACAAAGTTAAAAGATTTGGAGTGGAAAAAGTGATAGAGTGCTATAATTTATTGAAAGCAAATCCAGACGATAGTGACGAAATATTAAAATTTAAATTTAAAAAGGCAGCAATGAAAAATCATCCTGATAGAGGAGGAAATGCTGAAGATTTTGATAAAATTTCTCGAGCTTACAAGATACTTGTCAACCATAGACAAGCAGTTTCTCAATTAAAAACAACTGCAAGAAGTCAACAAGATTTTTTAGATGCGTTTTTTGGTGGCAAAAAAGGCCCTTATGCAAGGAGATAAAAATGTTTAGAAGGGTGGAAATTTGTACTTATCAACATAAAACTGATAAAATAGGAAACCAAGCACATGCTGATTTTCTACAATGGGAACGTGTTCATGTCCATCTAATAGGGTATGGTGTACGACTAAGTCACGATAAAACACAGGTTGATTTTTCAAGCGACGAAGCCTGGGAAATTTGGAAAAAAACCTGGAAACATTACTATAGACGCATCTACTGATCTTTCGATAAATACTACATAAGGAAAGATGAATGGCGCAAAATCAAGCACCCGTAGTAGACAGAATTAGAATCATACCACGTCCAGATGACTTTTTAGATCGTCAGGTTGGGTCAAGTGGTGAAGTATTTTTTGATAAAGAAGCCAACACCCTAAGAGTTTACAGTGGCAAACTACAGGGAGGATATGAGCTTTTAACCACCCAAAATTTAGCACAAAAGTCAACTGTTGCAACAGTTGTATATGATGTTATTGTGCAAAATACAGGTGAAGGAAACAAATATATCCTCAGCGGGCAATACAAGCCACCTTTAAATTTTACCAAAGGTTACACATATATTTTTGATCAAAGTGATCCCACAAATGTATGGTATCCTAATGTAATAGGTAGCACTAACAATCAACACCCTTTATATTTTAGCGATGACGATCCTAATGGTGCAATAGGATCTGCAGCAACAGTAGTAAACAAACGAGTAAGTGTTGGCTATAACGGCACGAGAAATATTTACTACATTAATGGTTTAGAACAACCTGTACTAACAGTAAAAAGAGGAAATACATACGTATTTGATCAAAGCGGACCTACTAATGAATATTATGGTGGCTCAGTGCATGCATTTATGATTAATACAGATGAACTTGGAAATCATTACACCACTGGTGTAGTTTTCAAGTTAGACGGCGCAACAGTATCTATGGCTGATTATGTAACTAATTTTGCAAGTGCGGACGAAAGAATAATTGAATGGACTGTTGATGCTACAGCACCTAATAGGCTTTACTATGATTGTATGGCCCATCCTGGTATGGGTAATAGAATAAATGTACAGGATACCGGAACACACTATTCAGATGGTGTACAATACATACTTGACGATATTCCTGTAAGTTTAAGTGCATTTGAACAAGGTTTTGAAAACGCAACAAAAAGACAGACCCTAATAAATGTAACAAATGACACACCAAGTGTACTTTATTATTGGTGTCAAAATCATTTGAATATGGGAAATACAATCAGTGTTTCTCTACCTGGCGCAGGGAGTGGCGGTGTTGTAGATAGTGGCGCAAGTGTTGATGTTGGAGATAATCCTCCAGGCACTCCAGAAGAAGGTAACATATGGTTCAACAGTGCAAATGGTAGATTGTATGTATACATAGAAGATGACGATAGTGCCCAATGGGTACAGCCAGTTGCTCCAGTACCAAGTGTAAACACATTTAGCTCAATTGAAATTACAGGAGATCCTGCTACTACACTAACTGCTGATAGCAGTGATCAAACACTTTTCTTTGAAGCAGGTTCAAATGTTACATTAAGTATTAATGATACAACAAAAACAGTTACTATAAATTCAACGGGTGGTATTGCACCAGGGAGTGATGTTACATTAGGAGATGTTACAGCTGATAGTATTAGCACAACTTCGTTTATAAACACAGGATTAGGTTCTCCTGTGTTTGATAGTGCTACTACACTTACACTTTCTTCAACAGACGGCGTAGTAGTATCCGGTGGCGGCACATTTAGATTACCATCATTTACAACCCTAGAAAGAGACGCTTTAGGGGCAACTAATGGTGACTTGGTATACAATTCAACTGACAACAGAATACAAGCATATCAAAATGGTGCTTGGATAAATCTTGATGACGGGACAGCAGCATAATGGCTACTAAAGAATATGCAGTTATCGTGAAAAAAGGTGTAGATTTAGAAGAAGTTGATAATCAACTTGGCAATGAAGGCGGTGATTCTAGTTGTATTCCTGAACGTGCTGTAGAAATTGCCAATCCAAGATCTGGGTCAAAAAGAATGACTCATTGGTACTTGACAGATGAAGAAGCTGTTAATCTAGCCAATGATACTAGAATAGAAGCAGTAGAGATACCGCCAGATCAACGAACAGATATTAAAATAGGTAAACGAGCTTCACAAACAGGTGACTTTAGAAAACCTGCAGGACTAGCACCAGCATTTGTTAATTGGGGATTACGCAGATGTATATCAGCAACTAATGTTTACGGAAATACTGAAAATGCTTCAGGTGACTACGAGTATGCTATAGATGGAACTGGTGTAGATGTGGTGATTCAAGACAGTGGTATACAAGCTGACCATCCTGACTTTAACAACTACAGCGGAACTAGTCGTGTACAACAGATAGACTGGTATACTGAATCAGGACTTCCAGGAACTCAAAATGTAAATTTTTATAGTGATACTGACGGCCATGGTACACATTGCGCAGGAATTGTGGCAGGATTAACATATGGTTGGGCAAAAAATGCAGATATTTACGCACAAAAATTAGCAGGATTAGAAGGTCCGGGACAAAGTGGTCAAGGTATAAGTATTGGTGACTGTTTTGATGCTATAAGACTGTGGCATGCAGCAAAAACAAACGGTAGACCTACAGTCGTAAATATGAGCTGGGGATATTTTAGTGAAGTTGTAGGAGATCCGACTAGTGGAACATACAGAGGCACACCTTGGGTATATGGTGTAGATTATTCAACAGCTAATGATTTATGGACCGGTGTTGGCATAGTGCCTACACTAGGAGGATCAAGATTTTTACCAGCAAGGGTAGCTAGTGTTGATGCAGAAGTAGACGATCTAATTGCCGCAGGTGTGCATGTATTCATTGCCGCAGGTAATGATTACTACAAAGGTGATATATCAACAGGTGCAGATTATAATAATAGTGTAACATTTGGCGGTTTAACATATAATTATCATAGAGGCAGTTCGCCTCATTCAGATGAAGCATTTATTGTAGGTAACATAGACACTGATGTACAATTTAATGGCGTAGATTATTTAGACAAAACAGCAGATTCTAGCAGTAGAGGACCAAGAGTAAATATTTGGGCTCCAGGTACTAACATAGTAAGCACTGTTAGTACAAGTTCAATATATGCTCAAGCAGATTATCCTAGTAATTCAAGTTTTAAAATTGCAAGAATCAGTGGTACAAGTTTTGCTGCACCTAACACTGCTGGTGTTGGTGCTTTACATTTACAAACACAACCATATCTTACACCAGCCCAATTAAAAGCAAAAATGGAGTCAGATGGTAAACCGGTAATGTATTCTACTGGTAGTGATACAGACTATGCTACATTTGCAACTTCATTACTAGGCGCATCAGATAAAGTACTGTTTTCGAGATATGGTAGACAACCGTTTAACTTAACAGGAAGCTCAACAATTAATTTGACTGGATAAATATGAATAGAGGTATATTATGGCATTAAACTTTCCAGCTTCACCTACAATAGGAGACCAATTTACTGACGGAACCACTATTTGGCAGTGGGACGGTACGTCATGGAACGTGGTAGCTGGTGCGGCCGCAGTACCAGATACATTTACAACATTCAATGCAGATACAGGTACTACAACTGCTAACCAAGAAAATGATATACTTACTGTAAGTGGCGGGACTGACATATCAACAAGTATTACCGGTGATGTAGTAACTATAAATTTTACAGGAACAACAGGTGATCCAGACCAAAATGTTTTTACAACATTTAATGCAGACATAGGTAGTATTGTTGCATCATCAACAAGTGACAGTGTAACATTTGTAGGCGGTGTTGGCCTTGATTCTCAAGCTTCTGGAGCTAATTTAACATTTAATCTCAACGCAAGCATCAATAATTTATCAGACGTTGACACAGTTTCTAGTCCACCAACAACAGGTCAGGTTTTAAAATGGGATGGTGCAAAGTGGGCACCAGGACTTGACGTAGCACAAGGTGGCGCAGGCTTAGATGCTGATACACTTGACGGATTTGACGGTTCGTATTATCTAAACTACAACAATCATTCTAATACTCCTACCATTCCATCAGATGTTGGAGATTTAACTGACACAGGAAATTTAATACCTAACCCTCCTGCAATTGAAGATAGCTCGGGCACACCGACTCTTGCTACAGGCATAACAGCAGCAGAAGTTAGAACAGCAATAGGTGCAGGCACAAGTAATTTTGGTGGTGCATTCGCCGATCTATCAGGCAAACCTACAACTATTGCAGGGTATGGAATTACAGACGCAGTTGAAGATTTTGCAGATCTTGGTAATAAACCAACCACTATCGCAGGTTATGGTATTACTGATGCACTTAGTACTACAAGCAATCTTTCAGATTTGAATGATGTTGCTGCAACTGTTCCTGCAACGGGCCAAGCATTAATTTGGGACGGTTCTGCTTGGGGTCCTGACACAGTCAGTGGTGGCGGTGGTGATCCTGATCAAAATATATTCCAAAGTGTATTAGGTGATGCAGGTATAATAACAGCAGCAAGCACTACAGACCAATTTACTATAGTAGGCGGCTCAAATATAAGTACAACTGCTAACGGCACAAATAAGACCGTCACTGTTAATTTTACTGGTACATTAGGTGTAACAAAGTTTGATGATCTAGAAGAAGTACAGCGTACTGGCGGCAGAACAATTGATAAAATTTATATGCCTGCATTTGCAATGCTAAGATTAACTAATAACGGTAATACTGCATATACATGTGCAAGTCACGGATACACAGGAAACAATCCAACATTTTATGCTATAGGCGGAATGACCATAGCATTTGATTTAGATCAAATTGGCGGGCATCCATTTGAAATACAGGACGGAACTGGCACACCATATAACACTGGCTTGACTCATGTTGACGTAATTGGTAATGTTTCTACCGGGGCAAATGCTCAAGGCAAAGACGGTGGAACTTTATATTGGGAAGTACCTGAAACTATTTCAGGAAACTATAGATATCAATGTACTTTACATGCTGCAATGGTAGGACCAATAACAATTAAACGAATTTCAGTTATCTAATTGTTTTATTAATTTTTCTATTTGTTCTCTGGTATGCGTTAGATTGGTTTTTACATCTCTAACTAATCTCGGATCAACTCTAGTTGTATGTTGAGAACTGTGTGCTACTTCAATTTGATTAGCAAAGTTTGTGTAAGTTTCTATTAATAAATCTAGTTTTTCTTTGTATCTACCTTGTAAGGTTTGAGAAATTTTTTTATATTTGTTTAGATCTTTTTTAAACTTATCTGATTGAATTAGTGTAATCATTCAACTATCTCCGGTCTAATTATAAGACAAAAATCATCATCAAATTCGCCATTACTTACTTCTGTTATACTACTATTTGCAACTAAACTTTGTAAAAAACAAGGCTTGTGTTGCGGGACGTGATATGTATCACCTTCTTTTATTTCAGATTGATAAATTTTACCGTCTGATGTGTCTATCCATTTGTATAAAAACTTGCCACTATTTACAAACCAAGTTTTATCTTTTTGTTTATGAAAAAAGAACCCTGTTTTTTTATTTGCTTCTTGAAATACTAAAAGTTTACCACAGTAATTTTGGGAATTTGTCCATAAGATTTCAAATCCCCAATCTTGCTTTTTTACATTATTTTGTTTATTCATTACAGTAACTCTATAAGTTTAAAGACAGTTTCAAGTTTGGTTTGATTTGTTTTGTTTGTAAGTGTGTTTCTTAAACCATGATGCAAAGGTTTTGGCCATTTAGTAAATGTAACCCATGCATACCCGTCATGTTCTTTATTTAATTTAGGTATAAATTCCTGTTCTACCACGCATAGATATGTATGGAAATGAAATTTACTGTCATTAGAAATAAACGTTTCTAACGGTATAGTTTTTTTAATATCTATTTTACCTATTTCTTCAGAAATTTCACGCTTGAGACTCTCCCAAGGAGTTTCCTTATCCTCAGCAGTACCACCAACTAAACCCCAAAGATTGCTTTGTTTTCCCTGCGTACGATGTAAAAAGAGAAAACGTTTAGTATCTAGAGTGTAAAATAATGCTCCGCTGCAAATAATATTATTCATACTAGTAATTATACTAATACTTTAGACGCCATGCTCCATGTGGATATTCCCCTTCAAACGAAAGAATCCACTCTCCTTCATCCCATTTGTATTGAATACCAGTATTTAAATTAGTTGTGTAAATGTTATCAGTTGCTTCACTTGCGTCAAAAACTACATGCCATTTAGATCCATCCCACTCTACAATATCATTTTCACCAGCAATAAAGTCAGTACCATCAGCATTTTTCCAATCATCAGCGCCGTCAACATTTATAGAATCACCTATGCCTGTGCCTAGCAACAATATTCTAGTCCCAGTAGTCCTTAGAGATACAGGACTTGTTTTTGTAGGATCTATTATATAACTAATTTTATTTGCATCACCCGTTGGTCCTGTTATAATAGTATCACTAGGAATAGTATCACTGTCCCAATTTATAATTAATTCACTTGGATCTGTTGCATTAATTGCAACTGTACCTGCTATTTCGTTTTCTACATCTTTTCTCTTAAGTCTTAATTCTGTCAATCCTGGTTCAAATATATCAGGGAACGCTTCGACATATGCTTCCCAGGAAACACTACCCACAACACCGCGTCTAATAATTTTAGCAGTATTGGTCATTACAAGCAATCCATAATCTTTGTAGGTATTACTAACAACTGTTGTTGCATCTTCTTTGAATACATCTTTTTTGTTTTTTGTTGTTGCTATAGTACCTGTTGGCGTTATAGAAACTGTGGTTTTTACATCAGCGTTAGGAACTGCTGCACCTTCACCTGCACTACTTAATGCTCCTTGCGGCCTACTTAGATCTAATTCTATTGTACCTTTGGTTTCGTCGTAAATGCTTTGAACAATGGCTTGCACTACTCCTAGTCGTTTTACTTTGGTAGGTGGTGATATGAAAATAGGAGTTTTGAACCCCATAGTTGCAACATCTATTTCACTTTCAGTTCCTATCGGAATAGATCTTGAACTAAAATTAATTGTGTCAAGATTTACCACACTAAGACTGGTCCAGTCTACATAATTATCTGTTGTTTGTATTTCCAAACTAGGATTAAACAGCATCAAAATTTGTTCCATTAATTGCAATTTTTGATCTGTATTTGAAGTCCACATATCAACGTTTACACTTAAAGTGTAAGGTGTAGGCATAAGTCTTTCAACTGTGTAGTTCTTACCTTGTGTGTTTAGATATTCATTACCATCTTCATCATAGGCACGTTCTCTTATGTTTAATTTGTTAACATAACTTGCATCACTTAATCGTGTTGTATCCATTTCTAATCCTGTGATGTATACAGCCATTCTAGGAGCACTAGGAATTTTATTTTCGGAATTATCTCTTAGTATATGACCAACTTGTCGTGTAATATCTCCATACATAACAGGAACTTGTGTTAAATTTCCACTTCCGTCTTTGTAAGAAAAATTACTCATTAATCTGACTATTTGAGTTATATATCTTCTTATTTGTCCGTCATAAAAATGTTGCATTAGTTATCTGCCTTAGGTCTAAGTGCTTTTGATAAACTCTGTCTTTCTTCAACAACCTCACCACCAATCGTGTCTGTATTTGTGTTGTTTACAAATGTTCCTTTTTGGTGTGATCTTGTGTCAGTGTTTGTCAATGTCATGCGTACTGAATCTTCTTGTTTAACCCAACGTCTACCGTCATATCTAAATAATCTATTTGGCATAAAATCTGTCCTTAAGAAGAAATCTCCTTCTGCACTGCCTGAAGGAAATCCTATACCGTGTCCAAATACTTCACCATTGCTAGGAATACCATCACCTAGCAAGTACCCTTGATAACCTTCTCTTTCAGGTGTTTGCATAACCCTGTCTGCAAGTTCGTTCTGTGTACTAGCATCTAAGTCAGTTGTATCTGTAGTTACAAGTTCAACTTCACCGTTATCGTCTGTTTGTAGTGTGAAGAAATGACTTGTGTCATAGCCAGATTTGGCTGCATCGGCTTCTGCTTGTTGCACAACAGCGTTATTAATTTGCATTTCTTTTTCATATGTTGATAAAAGATCTCGCAATGTTCCACTACCTGGATTATCCTCTTCCATAGGTAAATCTAATATTTCTTTGAATTCTTGACTATCTACTATTTGCTTTAATTTAATTCTATACAAGTGCGGATACCAAGTAGGGCTAAATCCTTCTGCGGCTCTGTTTACGTCTTCTACAACGTAATACCTTTTAAGAGCTACACTGTAGTCATTTAGAGCATATTCATCTTTAAGATGCGGTAACTCTATAACATCGCCTGGCATTATTTTTCTACCAAGAGTTTTTACACTTGAATTTATATGAATGGTCATAAACAGTGTATCATTAGATAAGAACAATCCAAACTGACTCATATTAAAGTCTATATCTTGTACATTGTAAATACCACGCATTGTGTAGATATCTGGATCGTATTTTCGATCTCTGTTTTCCATAAACAACATATCTTGTATGTTAGTTTCTTTAACAGCATCATAACGAGGCTGATCTGCTGTAGCATCAGCTTCATTTGGATTTTTCGGACCCAAATATTTGTGAACAAAGACGTCTGTGCCACCCACAGTGAACATCTCATAGATCCGTTTGTCTATGAATTCGTAATCTTTGCCTTTCTCTGGTTTGTATAAAGATAATCTTGGCATATACATATTTATCGAACGATAAATACTTGTGGAGAACTTTTCGTATGGCAACACTTACAACTAAAAAACAAGAAATATTTGACTATGTTAATGCTATGTTAGGCGGAGGTATGGTTGATGTTGAACTTGATCCAGTACACTACGAAACAGCATTAGGAAAAGCACTGGCAAGATTTCGTCAAAGATCAGACAATTCAGTAGAAGAAAGTTACTTCTTTATGCCTACTGTTATTGATCAAAATGAATATACACTACCAAATGAAATAGTTGAAGTTCGTAGAATATTTCGCAGATCAATTGGATCACGCACTGGCGGAGGAGATGGTGGTACACTGTTTGAACCGTTTAACCTTGCATACACAAACACATATTTGTTAGCCAGTTCTAACATGGGCGGACTTGCTACATACGATTTCTTCTCACAATACCAAGAATTAGTAGGTAGAATGTTTGGATCATTTATTGAATTTAAATGGAATACAGCAAACAAAAAATTAACAATATTACAGCGTTCACGTACAGAAGAAACGCTACTACTTTTATGCTATAACTACAGACCAGATGAGCAATTACTAGATGATTATCTTGCAAAGCAATGGATAAAAGATTACACTGTTGCTACTTGTAAATATATGCTGGGTGAAGCACGTAGTAAATTTGCTACTATTGCAGGCCCACAAGGTGGAGGCCAATTAAACGGCGATGCACTAAA